ACAGATCGATCAGTCGACGCTCAATGTCCGTGAGTACGGTAGTTTCCGACCCGGCGTGTTCGAGGTTGATGTGATCGTTCTTCTTGCGATCCAACATGCTAACTACTCCATAAAGTGCATTGCTGAATGGACTTTATGGGGGGTGCGCAACTGCATTGGAATAAGAGATACCCCAATCACTGTGCGGGATTGTTGCGAGTTAAGACCGGTGCCTGGCGACGTCGTCGGCCATCGCTTCAAGGATGCGGCGAATAGCCTTTTGGTCATCCTCTGGAATGCTTCGGAACTGGTTTACCAGACAGTCTTCGACTTCCGTCAGTGCTTCATTCGCCAACGTCTTTCGCGATCCGTGAACGATATACGCAACGTCAAAATCGAGCAGAGAGTTAGCAAGGCTCAGGTAGGACGCAGGCGCATCACTCGCACCCGATTCGTAGTTGCCTTGGGTACGTTTAGACACGCCAAGTTTTTCAGCCAGTTGATCTTGAGTCAGGCCAGCACCGGCGCGAAGTTCCCGCAGCCTGGCGCCGATCTCTTCAGAAAGAGTCAATATTTTTCCACTCGCATATTTACATTGGCAGTTTTTTGCCACATTCTGCGCTCGTCATCACACGAAAACGCAGAGATTTGCACTATGCCGAACACAAGCATCACCGAGCAAGCCCGCAAAAAAGCCCGTGAAGCGCTGGAGAAGCGCGGTCAGTCCGCGAAAGATTTTGCTGCTTTGCACAACCTGAGTCCCAGCACCGTTTATGCAGTGCTGAGTGGACAGAGCCAATGTCGCCGTGGGGAGGCACACCGAGCCGCCGTTTTATTAGGCGTCAAACAAGGTGTGATCGAACAGTAATGGCATGGGCCAACAGGGAAAAGTAGAAGTTGAAAAGTCCAATCCTAGACACCCGCAAACAAGTCATGAGCGAGATCATCCGCAGTTACGCCGGCGGACGCGAAGCCGCTGCTGCGCGCTTGGGTCTGAAGCTCAAAAAATTCGACAACCATGCCTACGAAAATGCTGGTTGCAGTCCCCTCAGCGACTTACAAGTTTTCATGCTTGAGCAGGACTGTGGAACTCAGCACTTCCCCACGTATGTCGCGTCGATGTATGGGGGACTTTTCGTACCGGTGGCCGATCCTGAAACGCTCGACAATGTCGAACTCTACGAACGCTCCGTGCAGGTATCTGCAAAGCGAGGGTGTGTTGATCAAGCAATTGCCGCCGCTCTAGAAGACGGTTCGATCAGTGATGAAGAAGCTGAATTCATCATGGACGCGCATAACCTCCACGTAGCAGCAAGGCACGCAGAAGTGCTGGCTGCAATCGCTCTCTACCGCGCAGGAAAGGCTCAATGAACAATTTGTCTGCAGTACCGGAATACCAGGATGTCCTGCAGAGCGCCGCGCTGGCGTTTCTTGAGCGTCACCACTGCGAACACCTGAGCGACGATCAGCAACTGTTCAGCCGGGCTGTTCAACACCTGGTTGCAGACTATGACGTTCAAACGCAGGTCGCTGAAAAAATCGTTCACCTGGCAGGCACCACCATGGTCGCCGTTCGCGATCGGCAACGCCTGAACATCCAGAGCAGCACGTCGACGCACACCGTGATCGTTGATCCGGTGACCGGCCGACAATGGGCCGTACCGGTCAGCCTCATCTATGAGCGAATCATTAACGCTCCGGACCTTGGCCGCTTTCGCTTAGCCAACTCGTAACACCAACCCTCAAACAAACGCCTGCCCCGCACTCCGTGGGTTTGGGTGAGCTGCGCCCGAAATAGAGGTTTCAAGATGGGAAACGCCGTAATTCTGACCACCCAGCTGCCACCTGCAGAGGCCGAAGCACTTCTGGCTGCGATGCGTGAGCAGTACCGCTTGAGCCTCAACAACTACTGGTATGCGGATGAGTACCGGTATGTCCCACAAGAAAAACGGCACAGCTCAATCCTCGAAAGAACTCCGGTGATGGCCGCCCAGAAACGCCTGATGGCCGCCCTCTCCCTCAGCCTCAAAGCAGTGAAGTAATCATGAAAGAAGATCTCCGCCACGACGTGTTGCAACGCCTCCAGTTCGATTTTGGACTGAAGCACCGCGTAGGCACCGATTACATGCGCGGTGGCACCTGCCCCAAGTGCAAGAAAAAGGAGCTGTATTCCCGATTCGATACACCATGGATGGTGATCTGTGGTCGCCCGGAAAAGTGCGGCCACACCCTGCACGTGAAAGAACTGTACGACGATCTGTTTGAGGACTGGAGCAAGCGTGCGCCGGCGACGGACCAGCACCCCAACGCCACTGCACGGGCTTATCTGGAGTACGCCCGAGGCTTTAGATTTGAACTGATCCAGGGCTGGTTCACGCAGGAAAGTTTCTACTCGCCTGAACACAACGCCGGCAGCGCCACGGTGCGCTTTGCGCTGGAAAAAGGCGGCTGGTGGGAACGGCTGATCGATCAGCCGCACCGTTTCGGCAAGATGAAAGCACGCTTCAAATCCAAGGACAGCTATCGCGGCGTCTGGTGGTGCCCCCCTTGCGTCGACCTGCTCGAGGTCAAGGAAATCTGGATTGTCGAAGGGATCTTTGACGCCATCGCTCTGGTGCACAACGACATCGCGGCCGTATCGGCCATGTCGTCCAACGCGTTCCCTGGGGACTCGCTCAAGGCCCTGATCAAAACCCGTGAGGGCGGCAAGCTGCCCAAGTTGGTCTGGGCGCTGGACAACGAACCGAGCGCCAACGCCTACACCCGGCGCTGGGTCCGCGAAGCCCGTGCCCTGGGTTTCGTCTGCGAGTCAGCACAGATCCCGCAACGTGACGGCCGCAAGTCTGATTGGAACGACCTGCACCAGCGCTGGAATTTTATTCAGGACGACACCAAGCGCGCCGAACAGATCGCAACGGACCTCAAACAGGCCCGGCACCAGGGCGCCCTGCTGCTGGCAGAAAGCGCAGCGGAAAAAGCCCTGCTCATGTACGACTGGAACAAGCGCGGGGAATTTCACCTGGGTTTTGGCAACCGTCTGTATTGGTTCAAGCTGGATATGGAGAAATTCAACCGGGCCATGTCCGACATCGAGGACAGCGAGAACCACGACGACCAGCTGCTTAACCAGGCGCAACAGCGCGAGAAGGCGCTGCAGCAGTCCGGTAGCGTTGTGGAGATTGCCAACTGCTACCCGCAAGCCTTGTACTTTCAGCGCAACGAAGTCACCGACGAGTCCTGGTATTACCTGCGCGTGGACTTCCCGCACGACTCCGAAAGCGTGAAAAACACCTTTACCAGCGGCCAGCTGTCCGCCGCCAGTGAATTCAAAAAGCGCCTGCTCGGCATGGCCGCCGGCGCCATGTTCACGGGTAGCGGTCAGCAGCTCGACAAGCTGATGAAGGACCAACTGTTCGGCATCAAAACCGTGTCGACCATCGACTACGTCGGGTACAGCAAGGAATACGCTTGCTACGTCTATGGCGACATCGCAATCAAGGATGGCACCACCTATAAGGTCAACAGCGAAGACTATTTCGAGTTCGGCAAGCTGCGCCTGAAAACCCTGCAGAAAGGTGTCCCGATCAAGCTGCAGCGGGACGGCAAAGACTTCAACGAGCAGTGGGTGCGGTTGTTGTGGACCTGCTTCGGCGCCCAGGGTTTTGTAGCGCTGGTGTTCTTTTTCGGCTCGCTGTTCTGCGAGCAGATCCGCGCACGTTACCAGTCCTTCCCGTTTCTGGAGGCCACCGGTGAAGCCGGTGCCGGCAAAACCACCCTGCTCAACTTGCTGTGGAAGCTGCTCGGACGCGAAGGCTATGAAGGCTTCGACCCGATGAAATCGACCAAAGCCGGACGCTCGCGCCTGATGGGCCAAGTCTCCGGCATGCCGGTTGTGTTTCTTGAGGCCGATCGTCACAGCGACGATCGGGCACACGCAAAAACCTTCGAATGGGATGAGCTGAAAGACTTCTACGGCGGCGGCACGCTGGCCACCAAAGGCGTCAAGACGGCGGGCAACGAGACCTACGAACCGCCCTTTCGCGGAACGATCGCCATCAGCCAGAACGCCGCCGTGGTAGCTCACGAAGCGATCATGACGCGCATCGTCAAGCTGCACTTTGTACGCCCGACGGTCACCCCGGAAAGCCGTGCGGCTGCAGACCAGTTGAACGCACTGGAGGGCGGCACCCTCAGCCACTTCCTGTTGCGCGCCGTGGGTAAGGAGTCCGCGGTACTGGATCTGTTCGCCCAGCGCATGCCCGAACACGAAGCGAAGCTGCGCCGCCTGCACACGCATTGTTTTGCTTGCAGTTCAGCCTATGTCAGCGACCAGGGCAACTGCACCAGTTGTGGTCATGACCTGCGCGGCTACATCCGCGTGGAGCGCATCAGCAAGAACCACGCTCAGTTGCTTTCTCTACTCGATGCACTGCGCCTGATTCTGAAACTGGATGAGCCTCAAATAGCCGCGACCCAGCGCCAAATCGTCCGCATGGCGATTGAGCGCCAGGCTTCGATCAGCTCCGACCACCCGGCCGTTGCTGAATTCTGGGAAGTCTACGACTACCTCGAATCTCTCAACGATGACCCCTTGGTTGATCACAGCAGTGACCCGAGCGTCATCGCGATCAACCTCAACGAATTCAGCGAAAGAGCTGCTGAACACAAACAGAAACTGGCGGACGTGGCCACCCTGCGTGACCTACTGAAAGAGTCCCGCTCACACAAGTTTCTGGAAGCAAACAAGGCCGTACATAGCGCAGTCCGCGCAGCCATGAACAGCAGGACACCCTTGGCGCCGGGTCGCCCTACCACGGTCAAGTGCTGGATATTTAAAGCGTGAAAAGGAGGCTACACCGATGCAAATCCAAATCTTTATGGGCAATGCCGGCGACGGCAACACAAGCAAGCTGCAGGAGATCCAGAACCGGTTGGAAGGGATCGGCGAAAGCCAGCCGGTCATTCAGGCCGGTGCTTATGGGGTGGACGGACTGCTGCAGATTCTTGAGGTTCGTGCCGCAGGTGGCCAACGTGGAATCCTGGTGGACGCGTGCAGCCCACAGCAGATTTTGAGCGTAATCGAATGGCAGTCCTGCACTGAGGAAGATCCGAAGTACGCCGACCTGATCATTCACCTGGCCCGCCAGGACTGACGGAATAAAGAAGCGATGTCGAGGAGTTGCACCTCCCCGACATCAACCACCACCGAGGGCAACACCATGGAAGTACAGCACCAAAGCAGCGGTGATTCGAAGGCTAACACACTCATCAACGGTGACCCGCATGCTCGGCATCTGATGGCAATCAGAATCGTCGGTACAGCACTGTTTGATTACCAGGTGCGGAAAACCGAGGTAGCGCGGATCCGTCTCGAATGCCTTACCACTTTCGCCAAGGAGTTGGGCGACATCGACGCGGCAGAGTTCGCTGTTGTCGCTCAACTACTGGCTGGCAGCTCAACAGCCAACCTAACCCCAATTGATCGACCTAACTCACTCGAAGGAATCGCACTATGAAAACGTTGTTTGTACTGATGGCTCAATACAATGGCCAAGTGGTAATTCCGCTGGATCGAGTGTGTCAGGATTATTTCACGCACCTGACAACAGACATGTTCCAACGCAAAGTGGGGGCCGGCCAGATAAAGCTCCCTATCACTCGCATGGAGCCGAGTCAGAAAAGCGCGAAAGGTATTCATATTGCAGACCTGTCGGCTTACCTGGATGAGCAGCGCGCTGCAGCAGTCAAAGAAAGTAACCAACTGAATAGCGCGCCGCGCAGCAGTTAACTCACTTCAACGTTTTGGCGCCCAGCTTTACGGGCGCCTGCAGGATGCGCTCGAACCACTCCCAAGTTGCATAAACATCCCCTCGCCCGCGCAGGTGGGTATAACGGCGCATCGAGTTCCAATCTCGATGTCCCGACACACTCGCCACTCGCGGAATATCCCAGTCCATTTCGAAAAGCCGGCTGACGCCTTCGTGGCGCAGATCGTGAAAGTGCAGATCTGCGATGCCCAGGATTTTGCAGGCCCTTGTCCAGGACGTGGACACGGATTCAGCGCTGTAAGGAAAAATCTCAGGCAACACTTTAGGCATGGTCTGAAGTATCGCCCATGCTTCTGGCGGCAAATGACACCAGACGTCGTTACCGATCTTCTGGCCTGGATTCTTCATGTCACGAACCAGCACCCGCTGGCCAGCTTCGTCCAAGTCGTCCCATAGGATCCGAGTGATCTCTTCTTGCCTACGCGTGGAAAACAACGCGAAGCCCGTCAGCTTAAGCATGTTGATCGAAGTCGGACGACGGGTTTGGATATCCCCGAAGTGTGTAAGCAGCTTGTCGAGCTCGTCCAGGGTGGGCCGGCGATCGCGCTCACGGCTTTTCATGTTGTAACCGAGTTTTTTCAACACTCGGCGCGCGTCCACCATTGCGTGTGGATCTACCTCATAACCCCAAGCGGGACGAGCGATCGAAAGAACTGCGCCCAAGTGGGCGAGATCGTTGCCAGCGGTCTGAGGCTGAACGCTCCCACCCTCCTTGCCCATGCGCCATAACGCATACTCGACCAGGTGCTGGCTGCTAATATCTCTGTCGCTCAACTTTCCCAGGTAAGACTCGCTGATCGCCTTCAACGTGCCGAGTTTCGTTTTCCCGAGAGGGCGCGCCTTGGTCATCTCGGCCAGGTAGCGATCGATCATTTCCTTGATCGTCGCACCAGGTCGGTTCGCCCGCTCTATTGCCCCTGGCTCGTCCAGTTCGGTTTCTCTTTTACGCACCCAAGCCTGTGCGGCCTGTTTTCGGGCGAAGGTCTGGCTCTCTTGGTAAACTTGCGCCCCATCGCGAAACAGGCGTATCTGTGCCGTGTAACTGGTGCTGCCGTCGGTGCGTTTCCGTGCTCTGATCGTGGCCATAGTCAACTGGTACAATTGGAAAAGTGATTGGTACATTGTACCAACCGACCTTAGAAAACGCCTATTTACCCCCTGAAATCGGCCAAGAACACGTAGAGCAAAATGGTACATAAATCAGCTACATATCCAACAAACACAGGCTCTACGCTGTCTAGAAGGTTCTCCGTTGCGCCCATGATGGATTGGACCGACCGTCACTGCCGTTTCTTCCTACGCCTCCTATCGAAGAACACCCTGCTCTACACCGAAATGGTCACCACCGGCGCGCTCCTAAACGGCGATCACGAACGCTTCCTCCGTCACAACGAAGCCGAGCACCCTCTCGCGCTGCAGTTGGGCGGTAGCGTTCCGTTGGATCTGGCCGCCTGCGCCCGCATGGCTCAGGAGCACGGTTACGACGAGGTAAACCTGAACGTCGGCTGCCCAAGCGATCGTGTGCAGAACAACATGATCGGTGCCTGCCTGATGGGGCACCCGCAGTTAGTGGCGGATTGTGTGAAGGCAATGCAAGACGCAGTGACAATTCCAGTGACGGTAAAGCATCGCATCGGCATCAACGGTCGGGACAGTTACGCCGAGCTGTGTGATTTCGTCGGCACCGTCCGTGATGACGGGTGCACCAGATTTACTGTGCATGCGCGGATTGCGATTCTGGAGGGGTTGTCGCCGAAGGAGAATCGCGACATTCCGCCGTTGCGTTATGACGTGGCGGCGCAGCTGAAGGCGGATTTTCCGGAGTTGGAGATTGTGCTGAATGGCGGGATCAAGACGATGGAGGCTTGCCATGAGCATTTACAGACGTTTGACGGTGTGATGTTGGGGCGTGAGGCTTATCACAATCCGTATTTGCTGGCAGAGGTGGATCAGCAGTTGTTTGGCAGTTCGGCGCCGGTGATCAGTCGGGCTGAGGCGTTGGCGCAGTTGCGTCCTTATATAGCCGAGCATTTGCTCGCCGGTGGTGCGATGCATCACATCACCCGGCATGTGCTGGGGTTGGGCACAGGGTTCCCGGGGGCACGGAAATTCCGTCAGTTGTTGTCGGTGGATATTCACAAGGCCAAGGATCCGCTAGCGTTGCTGGATCAGGCGGCTGAGTTGCTTGAAGGTCGTTGATTGAAGTTTTGAGTGTGCGGGTGACGCATGAGCGTTGCCCGGTGTTTTGTTGTACTGACAGGATGTCTTTTGTTTATGCCCGCGTTTACTTTTTCTGCTTTCAAGCGCTTCACCCTCCTCGCCTTGTTCAGCTTCACTTCCGACGTTTATGCGCACTGCGATGGCTTTTGCATGGGCCGTACCGATACGCCGTGGGAGGTGACGCAGATTTCCGGGCTCACCTTGGTGTCTTTATTTCTCGCACCTTTTTCGGCTAGCCAGGAAACGACCGACAGTC